CACAGCTTGCGCCAGAAACTTCTGCATCGACACCTGACTCTCAAGGAACACCCTCGCGAGCAACTTCGGCACCGCTACATTGACATCAGTATCGAGGTCTCTGATGTCCTCCTCCGACAACGCGAATTTGGTCTGTGCCAAATGCGTCGTGATAGCCTCACGGTTGGCTTCAATGCCTTCCGCAATTCGCCACGGTTCAGCCGCCGACAGCGGGCGGGCTTCGCCCTCTGCTGGAGGTTGCGGCTGCGCAGCCGGAGACGGCGCTACTGGTGCCTGCGGAGCAGGTGCGACTGGCGCAGGCTGCTGAGGCTGAGGTGGCGTCACCGCCGAAGGCTGTGCGGCTTTTGTCGCCGCGTCAGCCTGAATCTCAATAAAATCCAAATCGTCCGACGATCCAAGATTACTCCAATCCGGCGCCGCAGCTTCGGGAGTCGCTGGCGCGGGCGAAGCGGCGGGAGCAGGACTACCGCTAACCCCGCCCCCGCCGTCGGTTGAGGGTGACGGACTGGCCACGGAAGAACCAGCTGGAGACGCCGTTGTGCCGCCTCCACCGCCATCACCTCCACCCCCTGACGGGGACGCACTCGGAGCGGCGCCGCCACCGTCATCGGGAGAGAACAACATCTGAGGATACCGCCATTTGAATACATACATGGTACTATTCCTCCTCTGGCGCTGAGCGCCGAAGTTCCTGCGCCTCATTAATCTTCAGTCGAGGTATCGCGGTAGCAAGACTAAGACCAGAGAGCACACCCTTCGCAAATTCAATCTTCGTCGCTTCGAAGACATTTTCCAATGGCTTCATAATTGTGCCGTGATAATTTTGTCCGATCGTCTCGACCAGCGCAATATACTTCGACCAACCCGGATGCGCCATTAGCGACTCAAACAGTTCCGCGACCTTACGGACTTGTATCCGCTCCTCACGCTGCTTGCGTTCAATATCGTCAATAGCATCCATTCGACGTAAAGTCCTCTAATATGCTGGCGGCGGCGGGGCCATCGCGTTATTGCCACTCACCGTAGAACTATTAGCTCCGGGCAACGGCTTAGGCGCTCCCGGCGGCGGCATCGGAATAACATTTCCAGCCTGTACCTGATTGGTCATGTCCATACCTGGCGGAAGTACCTGTACCTTGAATTGGTTAATGTTTTTGAGTCCAGCCAAGCTTCCTACCCACGAAAAAATCTTAATCCAATCAAAGCCCTGAGCCACTTGCGGCGGCATCATCCGAAGATTACCCATCATGTCTTTCCAGAGATTCGCCTGCGCCGTACGGTCAATCGGAAGCGTTCCATCGACTGTCACAAAATTAAAGAACCCCATAATGATGTCCGGCGTCACATTCAGAAAATTCGGTCCCGCCGCCGCCGCAAGGTCTCCGACGATCTTCAACTTGAGATCAGACTCGTAAAACTGTTGCGAATTTTGGACCAGCTTTTGCGAGTGACGCGAGAAACCCATTGCCGACATGTACTCGGTGTTGGTCTTGAGTCGATTTGTCCCGAAGCCCGCGGCAGTACGAATCTCGGTTGCCGTCTTACGACCGCCCGTATTGAGGACGCCCATGATCTGGTCATTTATGCCAAGCGTCCTTTCACCAAGATTGAACATCTGTTGTATGTCTGCCATATTCGTTCTGGTCACATCCGTCACAGCGACCTGATGAAAGATACTCCGAATGTCCGTCCCGAACGCCTCCGGCCGCAGCCTCCAGATGAATCCCGGCTCACCCGCCTCGACATCTTTTAGGACTAACTTCGACGGATCAACAATGAACTGATTATTCAATGCGGCGCGCACATTATAGAAGTGACTATTAAGCAACCAGTCCATCGTATTCTGAAGGGGAGTGACAATCTCCGGTATCCCTCGCGCCTCGCGAGCGTAGCCCTCGACCTCCGGCTCGAGTATCGAGAACGGAAACTTCGCATGCATGTAACCAAGCGGCGTCGCCCCGATGATGAGAGCATAGTCCTCGGTTATCGTGAAGCACCACTTCTGCGGGAAACTCTCTGGTCCGACGCCCCAATCCTTCGGAACAAGATCGACATAAAACTCATACGCGAAGGCCGCGGCAGGATGCCTCGCGCCTTCCTTCTGGCCAGTGGGGTCCCAGTCCGCCGTGAGCACTGCCGTGGCCCAGTCGGGCCGCTTAAGCGTCGGGGCGTTGTCATCGGAATGCCTCGTCGTCGCATGACGTTTTAGATCGTCAATGTTCGTATAATACCCTGACGAGGCGCGCCGCAACACGTCATTCCAGAGCATCCGTTTGAGGACGAAACAAAACTCGCCATCTTGGAAGTTCTTCATCGGGACGCGTGGGTCACGCCAAAAATCAAACGGATTAATGTTGTAGACTTTATTCCCGGTGTAGCCAGTGAGTTCCACTGTTGCCTGATACAGCGACGAAGCCCCAGTCATCGGATCGGGCATCTCAACCAACTGGCCGTACGCAATCTTCTCAACGTCCCAATACTCTCCCAGAATCCCACACCCGTACTTGCCAGAGTCGTACAGCCAAATATAATACGGCCCGAGCATCTGGCCGACCTCAATCTGGTAGTCGATCAACGCCTCGATGGCTTGTACCTGCATCTCCGTCTCGCCGTGGCGGCCCGAGTACTGATGGATCGGCGTCCGACCAAAAAACACACTCGTCCAATACGTGTGGGCGGACATCAGGAGCGCGTAGCTATACGGCAGCATTATTGTCGTATACGCCGGCTTCCCCTCAAGGTCCCGCTTATTCCTCCTAACTCTATCCGCCTCCTGTTCAGGAAGATACGCCAGCGTCCGTTCCTCGGCGCGCCGCCAAATTTCTTCTTGATCCGTACGATCAGCTTTTGCCAACTGGATACGCGACTGAATCATCGTACACAACTTCTTGTGTAGATCCGAATCTTTCGCTAATTTGAGTGTTGGCAAATCACAAACTCCTAAGCATGAATGGGACGGGCGAGGCAGAATTGGGGGCTGGACACCCGTCCCACTATGGAGCCCCACGGATAACATGGAGTGGTTCCACATCCGCAAATGTGGACGAATCTTCGCCGCCTGCCGCGTATGGGTTGATAAGGGCCCCAAGCGCAATACTTGCGGCGTCCAACTCATCGTCATGGTCCACAGACGGATACGTATCAAACTGACTAATGAACGGCGTATCCTCGGGACGAACGAACAAATGCCCGTGACTAGCTTGTGGCGCCAACGTCGCGAGTATCCTCGCGTATTTGTTCCCACCAATAAACGGCACGACAACAAAATACTGTCGCCTTCTGGCCATTTCCTTCTCGAGCAGCCACTTGAGGGTCCTCTGATATGCGACGGACTCTACCACGACGCTTACGACCCGATACTTCATGGCGAGTTCAAACACATTCACTATCGTCCAGTCCGGCGACTCGCCCCGAACCGAACGTCGTTCTTGGAGATAATAGTTGTCGCCGCGGCGTCCCCACACATGGATGCATTCGAAGTCGTCTCCCACAAATCCCTTTTCAATTTGCTTCTCAGACGGCGGCGGCGTCGGATCGACAGACAACACATTGACCGCGCCCTTGATCGGGCCTTCGTCAGTGAAGTAATTCAACCACTCCGAGCGGAATGCCGCAAGCTCTGGCGAGGTCAGTCGAAGTTCCATTTCCCGCGAGAACACACTCAGCTTGTTAATCGCTATGGCGGCGCGTTTTTCGTTCCTGAGATCCGCTGTAGGGTATCGTTCTGGCCAGACCGACTCTTGATGGTCCACAGCGACGTCAGCCGTCTCACGCGTCCAACAGCCAACCTCGATGGTCTTCCACGTAGGATCACCACGAGCCACAGACGATACGTCTTCACGATGCTGTGGAGTCACGAGCATAGACATCTTTGCGTTCGGATCGTCGACCACCGGAGCAAGTGACTTTTTGAGCGCCCCGTGAACCAAGTCACTCACTTTTTCCCTCTGCTCGTGTGTGGCGCAGTTCTCGTCAGTCAAAATATCATCGAGCACTATATAGTCGGGCCGATAATCGTCGAAGTTGATGCCTCGAATATTTCCGGTGATTCCCACGAAGAGACACCAAATATTCGTCTTAAGGGTGTCGTGCCAGACTTCAAATTCAATATCGGTCCATTTGCGGCCAGGACTAAGAGCGAACGTCTGGCTCCAGAGTTTATTTCGCTCGACGTTATTACGGAGCCAAGCTCCAGACCTAGCAGCCGCGCCCTCTGATGCGCCAACATAGAGGATTGTTTTTGACACTCTATAGGCAATCCGTTTGGAAGTG